TTTTGGCATTTTATAGATGCTTTGCCAAGTAGAAATCACTACACGCTTATGTGTATCTTTTTCTTTACCCGATGAAATTGTATAGCAATGTCTTCCAACAGACCATTTGTTTTCCTTTGAGTAATCCTCAAAGTCACTGTACATCTGTGAGACTAATCCAACGGTAGGAACTACAATAAGAATCTTTTTTTCTGGTTTGATATGATCTAAGAAGAATCGCATCAAGCAGTAAATGATTAATGACTTACCACTACCAGTTGGACATAACAGAAGGGTTCTTTCCTTCTTTATGGCATGAGTTATTGCTTTGATTTGGTAATCGTGTGCGCTGATTCTTTTACCAGACGCAGTTGGTCGAATGAATTCTTCGACATACTTAGCCACTTGTTCTTCTGTATAGTTTTTATCAGAATGCTGTGGGTATTCAATTGTATAGTTTCTATCACTAGCAAACTTAATTACATAATCCAACAATCCTGCATAGATTGTGTGTGTAAACAAATTGAATAAACGAATCTGACCATCCCAGATTTTGTTCTTATAGGCAGGAGTAAATTGATAATTAGGTACTGCGAAGGTGAAGTATTGGTTCAGTTCTTTGGCAATACTTCTTTCACAATTGACTTTTATATAAACAGAATCTAAATCTTCAATCACTAAGTCAGACATATACCAGTATTTATTTACTGGCCATTAGTGAATTTTGCCCAATCAATAATAGAACGAATGTTCCACTGACGGTTATTGATGATCTTCACTACATTCTCTAGGTAGTTAACTTTTTCTCTCTGATATTCAACCTTGAGTTTTTGCTTAATCACTTGATCATCTGCTTCGATGAAATTATCCATATCATTCTTCAGAATGTGGAGATCGAACTGTTCCCACCCGTTATCATCTAATTCTTCTTGACTCATCTTACCACTGAAATACATCCACTTCTTCTTGCGAAGAACCGCCAATTCAGATTCCATCCGGGTAAGCGATAGTTTCTCTTCCATAAAGAAAAGAAGATACTTGTTGTGAATTTGCGGGGTGCGAGCGGATTCTTTGTCGAGTTGTGTCTCGTCCAAAGAGATATCCTTTTTGACCATTTCTTTGAGTTCATCAAAAGTCATAGCGAATAGTATACTTCAGATTATGATGAAGTCAAGACTTTGAATTCATAAAAGGCATACTTAAACGAAACCGTGGCAGTCAAAGGAACTGTGTCGGTTGCCGTGACAGCAAGGGGAACTTCAGACAAAGATATTGGAAATGCCCCTCTAAAAGTAAATTGGAATTTATGCTTATATGCACTGTTTGTGATAAGCACATTGATATCAGAAACCTTGTCAGCGTGCTTTATAGCACCTGTAGTCGATTTTAGATTCGAGATCGATATAATCCAATCGTAAATCTCTTTCCAACTTCTCATGTTTTCGTCAATCAAGAATTTCATAGTCAATGGCATGAATGTATATAAGTTTCCTGGCATTGGAATCTGTGTACTTAGAGTTGTTGGTTGCATTAGTTCTGCATTACTAATGGATGGTAGGTTAATCTCTTGAGCAAAATAAGAAGCAGTAGGCGCTCTTCCTATGTTTACTCTGAAATAGTTAATAGCCAGATAGTTGTGGTTGTCTGGTCTACTCTTGTCAGTTAGAAATTCTGAGTCTGGTATTGTTGCCATAAAGGTATTTATTAAATAGAAAGGGGGGAGTCTTGCGACTCCCCCCGATCCTCTCCCCTGAATTTACTTACTTATCAGAGTCCGAAACCAGTGTTACCGTGTAGGTCATCGATGCGGAAGATTCGGTAGTATTGATTCTGACCGAGTGCATTGATGTCGGTGTTCTCAGCGAATGGATTGGAAACCATACCGTAACGGGTCTTGAATCCGATCTTTGGCTGGAAGGTGTTCTGATCGACAGCGCGGACCATTTGTAGTGGGACATATGGGCAGTAGAAGATACCGGCATCATATGGTGATGTACCACGGTATCCGACTACACAGAAGTTAACTCCCAACTTAGCATATGGATCGATGTAAACCTTGATCTTGTTGTTGAGTACGCCGACGAAGGTGTTGCCGGTGTCATCAACATCGAGGTTTGCAGTCATTGCTGGTGCGAGGTTAAGGAAGCCACCCATTGTGAGGGCGCTTGCAACATCGCTTGAGCAGACGATGAAGTTACCCTTACCACGGCGAGTCTCCTTAGCGATTGTGTTGGCTTCACGCTCAATTTGGAACATGAGACCACGGAAACGCTCTGCACTCCAACGACCGTCTGAGTCGGTGTTGAGGTTGTACTTACCAGCGGTGCTTAGGTCGTCTTGTTGGCAACCAGCCTTAGCAACGCGGTAGATGTTGGTGATCAACTCACGGTTGATTTCGTTCAAGATCTCGGTGCTGAGGATGTTAGCGAGTTCGCTCTCAGCGTCTAGTCCGTGAACAGCCTTTAGGTCTTGAGCCAACTCAGTGGTGTACTCAGCCTTTAGAGCGCGAGTCTTTGCTTCGACTGCGATACGCTCAATGCTGAATGCCATTTCCTTGAATTGGGTTCCTCCAACCTCACCAAGTTGTTCTGCGGTTCCAGTTAGGAAGCCACGGAATGAGTTCATGTCAAAGGTTGCGCCGCGAGCATTCTTTGAATTTACGAGATCAACGCCTGCTGTAGCACCGATTGGGTTGATGCCTTGATCGGCTGCGGTAGCAGCGAAGTTTGAGGTGTTTCCTGAACCACCGAACTTGGCGAAGGCCTCTTGGAAGAGGGCTTCTCTACCAGTTTGTGAATCGTAGCGGCTACGCATTGCGAAGATGAGGCCGGTTGGTGCGGTCATTGGTTGAACGCCGGCGATATCATAAGCAATGAGGTTTGGCATTGAACGGCGAACGAGGCTGATTAGGATTGGGTCATAACCAGCGAGGTTACCGGCAGATGCAGCAGCCTGAGATACACTGAAACCACCACCCATATTATTGGCTGGAGTTTCGGTGAGATATTGCTCGCGTAGAGCCTTCTCTTGGTTCTCTAGTAGGACGGCAGTGACCTTCTTCTTGTAAGAGTCACCGATTGATGGAAGTGCATCGTGATTAAGTAGGGGTTCCCACTTCTCAGTTAGCACATCGTAAGACGAGTTAGTTGAAAAATCCATTTCTATATTCTCCTTAATGTGTGTTAGAAATTAGAGTTTGTTTGATTTAGCAAGACGATCCAAAGTACTCAAGTAGGCGCCCATACTGGAGTTAGCCTCTGGAGCAATTTGTTTGTTAGTTGTCTCTTCGACAAGATTATTTACAGCAGGAGCGTTCTTGAAGTAACTCTCCTTTAGAACATTTAGTTTCTCTGCATATTGTTCTAGTGATTCGAACTCAACGCCTTCAGCGAGAGAAGCGAACTTCTCTACTTCGACATCGCTCAAACCATCAGATGCTTGTGCAAAGACTTGACCTGCTTGATAAGCAAGTAGTTCTTTTTGTAGTTCGATGTTGTTTTGAATTTGCTCGTTGAGGGTGGCTTCGAGTTCTTCGTTCTCTGCGAATAGACCATCAACTACATCGTACTTCTCTTCTGGTACTTCGATGTAGTGTGTCTCAAAGAGTTCCTTGAGTCCTGACATGAAGTTCTCTGCGATCTCAGTACGAATACCGTTTTCAACGGCTAGTTTGTTGTCTTCCATCCATTGTTCAACGACATATCCGAGATAGTCGTCTAGTCTCTCTGCTAGTTCATTGACGGCAGTTTCGACTTCTTCTTGAACGACAGAAGCGGCTTCAGCGAGGACTTGCTCCTTGAGAGTGTTTACGCGCTCATTAACAGCGGCTTCAAAGATTGTCTTAGCCTTGCCCATGAACTCCTCTGATAGAGTTTCACCGTTGAAAAGAGCCTCTAGATGTTCTGCCATCTCAGTTTGCTTGGTCTCTTCCTCTTCGGTTTCCTCAACTTCTTTCTTGCCCTTCTTGGCTGCTCCTTGAACAGCACCTTCGCCGCCTGGTCCTGGTGGGACGCTACCGGGACGAAGTGTACCTTGATTTGCTGCTCCATTTGGATTGAAGTTTTGGAATGGGTTCCATTGGTCACCCTTTCCAGTTGCGTCCATTGGAGTTGCACCATTAATTGCATGTGTTGGTGATTTTGTTTTTTCCATATAAGTTTCCTGTCCCTTTTTAAGAACTATTGTTATTTAGTAAAAGTAAAATTTTGTAGTATACGGTTATTTGTTAATTCTGTGTACTTCTTGATGCATAATGTAAGATGAGACTATTTAAGTCTGACTCGTTGCGTGGTGTATTAGCCAGTTGTCCATACTCAGCAGGGGTAATAGATTTACCAGATCGGATTTTATTCTGTATATCGAGGGTGGTGCTAGGAACTGGTTCTATAAACTTCTTTAATTTACCCTTAAGTTTGTCAATAAAATTCATAGATGGTGGATTCGCTGGTCTTGTTGGTGCAGAAATATCAGCATTTGCAATACTACTCAGCAATCCTTGCGTTAGTCTTCCAGCAATTGGTATTGTGGTTTTTTGAACATCCACCCCCTGAAGTGCTTTACCTCGTTCAAAAAAATCTCGCATGTTTCCAAGTAGTCCTGGCCGATATGTTGCAGCACCAGTTTCTGGATCGTGTTGCACACCACCAAATAAACCACTGGCAACATTTAACAAAGTATCTCTTTGGCTTAAATTACGCAATTCTTGACTTGGATTTTGT